TCCAACTCCTCTACACCATATTCTTTCGCAATATCATTATAAGCACCTTCTACGAACTTACTTTCGTCGTAGCCAAGAAATTTAAGCAAATCCTTTTCCATAGCGAGAAGTGCATCCATTCCACCATGCATCTCGAACTCAAATAATGGAAAAATGAGATCGTGTCTACCTTCAACTGGTTTTTGCTCCTGACGGTAACTAGTCGATAAACAGAAGTAACCCTTTGCCGCAGGATTTTTAAGAAGCTCATACTCTAACCACATTTGACCAGTTTGAGGAAGAGGCCAGACCTTACCGGCATAATCGAACTGGGCAACTGTGAATGGATCCTCACACGCAGCCAAAATACTAAGGCGATTCTGCGGATGCGCCTCTAAGAAACCAAGACCTTTGAAAAATTCACGTAATTTACTAACTACGTAATCAAACTCATAACTATCAATAATTAATGACGAATCGTATATTGACTCTGTTGCTTTATTGTAAGCGTGGTTTTTAGCATCTTCAACTACAACTTCTACCTCTTGTAACGGTTTGTCGTCTGAAGAAGAATCAGTTTCTTCAATTGTATTAGTTTCAGGAATCTGTTCAACATCAATAGATGGAGCAGTTTCCTTATTTTCATCGCTATTAAGCTCTGATTTTTCAACCTTGGGTTGAGATTCTGGTTGGGCGTCGTGTGTGGTGGCGGTTGAGATTTCACTCATTAAATAATCTAAATATTTTTATTTGAATCATTCATAAATAAAAAATTATTCGTGATAATTATTATTTAAATTTTCAATTTCTATTAGCAATAACCATATAAAAGTTAAACACAAAACCCATTGAATTAATGTACTAAATTCTTTACAACATGTTTTTAATCTTCTACTTTTTAATATTTTTACACAACAATCTTTATAAGACAATACTGGTTTTGCTGTGCTAGAACATATTAGACACATAAGATTATTGTTTGGACGTTTATTTAACCATTTATCGAAACAACTTCTATGAATATAATACCTACATTCACATTGACATTTCAATAATTTTGTATGAATAATAGTTCTTTTTTGGAATTCGTCTTCAAACTCCAAACAAATAACACATAATTCATCAATAGCATCACATTCCTCATTAATATTAAGATATGTTTCTTTCATCATTTATATTTTAAATGTGAAAATAAATATTTAGTTCCTTTTTTAAAGTTATATCGTTAAATTGGTATATAATTAGTATATAATTTATATATGGAATATGACGAAAATATAATATGTAAAAAACATAATATTATATTAAAAAAAGATACAGAAGATAATACTTTTTCTCTCAACTTTAAAATCATAAACACCAATATTGATATTTCAAAAATTATAAATGTAAATCTATTTCTACTTTTCTACGAATTGAATAAAGAAATAATAGAGGAAGCAAATATATTAAGCACTAATGATGAGAAAACCGAAATAAATATTTTATATATTTTTAAACAATTTGGAACTGAATTAGGAATAGCTAAAAAATATATGAATCTAGAAATTAAAAAACAATGTGTAAATAATAATATTTATTTCAATAGCAAAACGATTGAATACGATAAAAATAATTCGAATATTAATTTGGATAAGTGTGAAGAAATTAAAAGTAACTATTCAAACTTGAATATTACAAACATAGAAACACATAGTGCAGATTTTGAATACTCATTTAATATGGATATGAATGAAGATTTACCAATCTATATGGAAAACTTAATCGGTGTATTAATGAAGAAAATATTCATTAATATAAAAGAATTTATAGAAAAATTAAAATAATATAATACATGAAAATCTGCTTTCCTAAAATTAGTCAAAAAACAATTATTAAATTTTTAGATAATGTAAGCGAAACAATAAATAATATAATTTTCTTAGTTCAAACATTTTTCATATGTTTTGAATTTGCATTTTTATATATGATAAATTATAATTCTGTATTAAGATTTGAGAATTTCATTAAACAGTTAGCATCATTAAATATTTTTTATGTTAAAATATTTCAATCCGTGTGTACAAACAATTATTTATTAAACAATGGACAAATAGAATATTTATCAAAGTACACTGACGAGGTTCCATTTTCAAGTGACGAAATCGATTCAACCATCGAATACTCCTTAAATAAAACGGCTAATCGCACTCACGAAAACTTTGAAATTAATAAGCAAGGTGAATATTTACATCCTTACAATTCAGGTATGATTTCATTAATTTATCGTGGAACTATTAATGGAGAAAAAGTAATCATCAAGGTATTGCGTAAAAATATTAAAAATAGACTGATTTTTGCTCTTCGTAGAATGAATTTTCTATGTAAATTAATAGGAAGATTCCCATATATTAGGTCGTTTCAATTGGACCAATTAATAGAAGAAAATAAACAAATCCTATTATCACAGACTAATTTTAATAACGAAGTGGAAAATATTAGTAAAATGTATGCTAATTGCTACAACACAGAGTATGTTAAGATACCAAAAGTGTATCCAGAATATACACAGGATAATAATTCAATCATTGTTATGGAGTTTTTAGATGGATGTAAATTAAATCAGTTAAGCGAAGAAGATAAAAATATATATTGTAATCAGTTGGCAAAATTCAGTGTTAAATGTATTTTATATAATCGTTTATACCACGCTGATCTACATCCTGGAAATATATTATTTTTAAAGGAAAACAATGAACATAAATTAGGGATTATCGATTTTGGAATTATGGGTGAGCTAACTAAAACAGAACAAAATTATTATTTTAAATTACTATCTAGTATTGCTAATACAAAAGATTATGAAGATGTAATAGATATATTTTTAGACGGATTAGTTGAACCAAAAGAGAGAATTTCAAAGTTATCAGAAGACAAGTATAAGATTTTACGCTCTGAATTAGCGTATATTTTGAATAATAAGCAAACCAATTATATTACTTCCGGTGATGTTTTTAAAATAAATAAAAAATTAAGAAAATATAATTTATTTCTCTCTAAGAACTTTTGTAAGGTTGAATTATGTATGGCCATTTCAGATAGTGTAATAAGTAAACTATCGTGTAATACTAGTTATTTAGATTATGTAAAAGAAAACGTATTAACGTCATTTAATTCAATGAATATTATGTAGATACAAAAAAAATTGAAATACAATGTAACCATATATGAAGATAACAATACCAACAATGTTTATCGACATGGATCGAATCAACGAAGACAAGATTATGATGAATCAAATGAATTATAATACAGAAAATGATGCAGAATATGATGCTCAATATGACGACGAAGAGATTGTTCTTCAACCGAATCAGATTAACTATTCCGAAAATAACAATATTGGACTCAATATGATTGAAAAACTATTGTTAATTGCTCTAATGTTGTTTGGTCGTCATTACCTCAACATTAATTTCTAATCTCAAAACAAATAAAAATCAGAAAAACAAATAAAAATCAGAAAAACAAATAAAAATCAGAAAAACAAATAAAAATCAGAAAAACAAATAAAAAGGTATTAATATACTTTTTTATTTAAAATTGAAGTAAAAAGATATCCAAATATATATACAATAAATATGAATTTTATCATTATCGATGGTAGTTATTTTATATTTTATAGATACCATGCATTGCGTATCTGGTGGGGATTAGCAAAACGCGAAGACGAAACCAATGATTATTGTGAAAATGAGCGATTTATAGAAAAGTTTCGCGAAACATTTGTTGCAAAAATACAAGAAATGACAGAAAAACTTAATATTGACAATAATGCTATTATATTTGTAGGTAAAGATTGTCCTAAAAAGGAAATATGGAGAAATGAATATATTGATAATTACAAAGCTACAAGAAATAGTAGTGATAAAAATGTTAAAAAACTATTTGAAATTGCGTATGGAGAGAATTTATTTATTAAAGCAGGTGCAAAATTAATATTGTCTTATCCAAAATTAGAGGCGGATGACTGTGTTGCTATTACTGCAAAACATATTGTAAATACTCATGAAGATTCAAATGTATGGATTATTACAAGTGATATGGACTACTTGCAACTTGCTTCAGAACGAATTAAACTATATGATTTAAAATACAAAGATTTGACAAATAGCAAAAATAGTTTTAACAATGCACAGAAAGACCTATTTTGTAAAATTGTGACTGGTGATAAAAGTGATAACATTCCATCCGTTTTACCGAAATGTGGTATGAAAACTGCTTCCAAGTTTTACGATAACCAAGAACTATTCGAAGACAGATTAAATATTACTGATGGTGCACGAGAACGCTATGAACGAAATAAACTTATTATTGATTTCGATAAAATTCCAGAGGAACTAATTAATAATTTTAAAGAATCTGATGAATTTAAAAGAATTTACTGAATTTTAAGAAATAGGTTTTATTTACCATATGCCACGTCAGTATATGCCACGTCATCACACCTTTAATGCTAATAATATTTTTTTATATTTATACTTAAAAACAAACCATAATAATAATATACAATGAAGATTATTGCTTCACTACTCCTTGCTACAATGACTATTGTTTCTGGTTTTCAGCCTCCTCTCGTAGAAAATGTAGGCGTTACTCCTCCATTTACTAAGAAGTTTGACCCACTTGGATTTTCTGATAATGTTCCTGAAATTGAGGTCAGTCGTCTTCGCGAGGCCGAACTTAAACATGGTCGTTGGGCTATGATTTCTGCTACTTCAATCCCCCTTCTCGAAACACATTCATCCGAGCCAGCCATTCACGCTTATGACAAACTTCCTCCCGCAACACAGTATACTATTGCTGCTATTATTCTTATGGGTGAGTTCGCCACTATGTTGCGTGGTTATGAGAATCCTTTTACTAAGGGGTCGCCTTATGCATTCAAGCTTCGCAACGATTATCAACCAGGTGATCTTGGTCTTTCTATTTATAGTAGTGAGGATAAGGGTTTTAAGATGATGGCTGACAGAGAACTTAACAATGGTCGTCTGGCTATGCTTGGTGCTCTAGGTATGATTGTACAGGAACTCGTTACTAATAAGCCGCTATTTCAGTAATTACATTTTAATAGCAGGTTTTTGATGCAAAAAATAACCCATTAAATACAAACAACTTAGATTAATAAACACATTTATATCATCACGATTATTTGCTACTATATAGTATAATAATGGTGTAGATACACTATACATAAACGAATCACCAAGAACTGCGTTCACATGAACACTTTTTGCATAGGATTTGAATTCATCAATAACTCTATTTTTTCCAATAGGATAGTTTTTAATAACTGTGAAATAAAATCCAAAATCGTGTAATATTTGAATACTTAATACAAGAGCTAAAAATTTCCAAAACTCATATTTATTATTCATATAACCATTTTTTATTAAATACTCATATAAGAACTTAGCTAAATAAAAACCTATTAATAATGACACCACGTCTAACATTACGGCAACTATACCAAGATTATTATACCAATTTTGTATTGCTTTTACTGAGATACGACTTTTAGTATAGCGAATTAAGTATAATATAAAAGTTTCGATTAGTAAACTTGCTGTTAAAAAATGTGTAAATGTTAAATTTTCTATCATTTTATATAATTACACTACATAATAATTATATAAAATTGAAACACATCTATTGTAATACTAAACTTACAAGTAAAAGATTGTAATATTATATAGTGACAAATGGAAATTTACAAACTACAAAAGATATATATTGGTAATG